TGGTGTGCCTTCCCAATCGTGGTGGGCCACCATTGTTACGTTGGAAGTTGATGACTTTGTGATGATCGGATTCGCTTGTGATTACTATACGGCAACAATTCCGACAATATGCATTGAAAACAAGGTGAACGAAAGCGAGATACTCCAGGTTTTGCGGAAAAATCAAATCGGAATCCTTTGGTCGCATCACATAGGGCAATACATTTACATCGCATTCAGTCGCAATTCATTTGAAAATTAACTTACATTTGTATGTTTGATGTTAGGTTTGGTTAAATAACAATGGAGGGGGTGTGATGTTGGTTTTGTGATTTGACGATTATGTAGGTTCTCCTGCATCCCCTCCAAACCAAACGATAAAAACGGGAAACAATGAAAAAGAAAATCAAAATAGCTTTAGGACTTTCACTCATGCCATTATTCGCATTGATATACTTTGCAGATAGGGCATTACTGATCATCCTTCCGCATCTGGAACAAAAGAAAATCACCCATTGGTTCGAATCAAATGAGGCAATGACAGGTTCATTCCTTCGGATGTTATCACTCGGAACGATCACCGGAACGTATTATCTCCTAACTTGGATATTCTAAACCACAAAAACGGGAACAAATGATGGCATACGATAAAGATAAACTACATAAACAAGCCATAAAAGCAATAACAGAAAACAACCTTTACTTTATCGAGGACATTATCACAATGCTCCCATGCTCAAAGGCAACCTTTTACGAATACTTTCCTTCGAACTCGGACGAATTGAACAAGATAAAAGAGATGATCGAGATGAACAAGGTCGCTCAAAAGGTCAAGATGCGTAAAAAGTGGGGTGATTCCGACAATGCAACCCTGCAAATGGCACTCATGAAACTCATTTCAACCGATGAAGAGCGCAAACGTTTGGCGGTATCCTACATTGAAAGCAAGACAACACAAGCGAACGTTGACCTTTCCAACCTAAGTACAGATGAAATCCTGAGCATACTGAAAGACGATGAGTAATGATCGGAAAGAAGCGGTACGTGAAATCCTTAGATGCGAGATATCCCGAAGACTACTATGGGAGTTTTGCCGTTATTACGATCCTGAGTTCTTCCGTAATCGGTCCTTTCTTAAGGCTATTGCAGACGGTTTTCAGGCTATTGAAGAAAAGAAAATCAGTTCATTAGCGGTATCGATGCCGCCCAGATCGGGAAAGTCTTACATCACATCCTTATTCTGCGCATGGACCATTGGTCGAAACCCGGAAAGGTCAGTCATGCGTAACACATGTACGTCAACCCTATACCAAAAGTTTTCATACGATGTCAGAGCCATATTAAAAAGCGACAAATTTCGAAAGGTATTTCAGACGATAGTTTTACCGCCTTTTCAATCTTCTGTTCCGATTTCATGACCTCCACAACGTTGGTTTCTTCATTCGCTCCGAATGTTACCGCTGATCCTTCGTATAGTTTTAACTCAGATAACATCCAATATCCCTGCGCTGGTGCATTCATGTCATCGATCCAACGCATCTTGTCCTGAATGTATTGGAACCCGATCGAATGCTCCCGGATAATCCCATCATTGTAATCGTTCCATGCGTCCTCCCCGATCTGTGATTGCCCTAACTGAGCGACCGCAAATAGACCATAGTCATCTTCGTTTAATGCAAGGAATTTACCAATCGGTTTCTCCCAATCATGCCATCTAAGGAATGCGATTCTTCTGTTTGAAGGTGATTCAGGTCCACGTTCTTGAATAGACTTTGTGAATGCTCCCTTTTTGATCATGTCATTATCGGCATCGATGTTGTCGAACTTTGCCAAATAGATAGCAACTTGTCGCTTGTCTGCGCTGATATCTTTGATTTCAGATACCGATTTCGTTTGATAATTTGTGCCTTTCATATCGTTGTTGGTATTGTGATCATGCTTTCCGCAACTGATCGTTCGTAACCATAGTAGTTAACCAATGTATTCACAGCCGTTTCTCTGCTCATTTGGTTCAATGAAACAGCGTTATTCAATGCGATAATACCATCAAGACCTCCGACCGTACCACGTAACTGCGTTTGTGCCTGAGCCAATCCTGCTGCCATTGCTTCCGATTTATCTACTTGCTCAAGTTCAATTCCGAATTCCATAGCATATTGCGCCTGAGTGATTACCCCATCTCTGAGCATTACAGAATAAGTATCGACCTTTGTTTTCTCGGAAGATGCCTTCATTTGTTCATCATCCTGAAGTACCGGAAGGTGAGTAAAGTCTGCGACTATCTTATAACCCTGCTGAGATAACCCCATTTGATGAGCCATTGTATCGTACATCTGTTGTGTCTCAGGAATGATTGTATCGGTGTAAACCATACGAACCGAATCCCGAACGTTGGTAAACGTTGTACCCTTTTCGCTTGAAAACAGATTCACGTTCATCCCGTATGCGTCAATGATTGCTATTTTATCAGCATTCAGCTCTTCGAACAGCATCAGGTCCCGTGTAGGGTATGACATCGACTGCCAATTAACTTGTGATTCAGTTATAATAACCTCGTCTTTTGATCTGTTGTACCAATCTCTTTGAATACTCCTTTTCTCCTCAGGTGTCATTGGAATGGCTCCACCGATATCCGAGTTCTGAGCCGATAAGATACCGATTGCTCCGATGTTTTCAAGTAGTACGTTCCGTTTATTATACTGCGCTTTGATGTTACTCAAAGGATATTTAAGTGCATCGATTCGGCTTGTAGGTCTGATCAGGTTCATTCCGTCATTCGTTGCCAGATAGATAACATCCTTTAATTCTAAGGATTCAAATTCGTTATTGTCGTACTCAAATCGGTACCCGTCAATCAATCCATCCACATCCATCTGTCTGAGCTTCTTTCCTGATGTCATTATTTGGACCTTATTGGAAGGTAACGGAACGAACATATTGCGTATATCAAAGGATCTTACCGGTGAATATCCGAACGCATTTGAATAAAGTGCATCGTTTACAGATAGGGAATAGACAACATCCGCCCATGATTGTACTGGGTTTGGCTTATTAACTAAGTCCAGGAACCAATGATTCAACACCTCTTCGCCATTTGCATCGTACATCCTGACCTCATTAGATGCCATCATGGATGCTCTTTTGTCGATCACCGCCCTGAGTTCAGGGATAGTCATGAACCATTCCCATGCGTTGTTTGTGTCGATCCAGACCGCTTTTTTAACTCCCCAAATTTGATTTGAGTAAGGTAGTAATTGGTTTGCCTGATTGATAAAACGGTTCTGCCTTCCGTAATTTATGCCGAAAAATGATTCCCAAAAGTTTAAATCCATCCCATTTTTTGATTAGATTTTAATCAAAGTTACGACAAATTTTTAAACATTGATTGCACAAATATTGATAATCCTGCTAAACAATCGGGAGCATCGTCATTTTTGTTCTTCCCCTCCTTGCTAAATGACAGCACATTTTGGATAAATAGTTCGCTCATATTCTCCCCGTTTTTGACAAAATTGAACCGTGACATGATGAACGCAGACTGCATGATAATACGGGTGATCTTGTTCGTTGTGTTGTGGACCTGAAGGATGCGAGTAGCTGAATGCCTCTGGAGTTCACGGCTGAACATTGCACCCATTGAATTCGATTCAACACGGCAATATGTAACGTTCCATTTTTTTAGTTTTTCCGCTGCCAATGGTATGGTAATATCCGTGTTATCTCTGGTCATTAGGTAGTCAACGATGTACAATTCCCGTTTAATGACCGCACAGATAGCGAGTGCCGTATAGTCAGCACCCTGATCACTCACATCGATATACCCAACACAGCCTTCAATTTGGTCCTTTATGGCTTCGAATTCATCTGCTTCAATGTGTTTAAGTTCATTGAATAGTCGACCTTTCATATCTACCGGGTTCTGCATGTATTCAGCCTCCCATATTTCGGGAGCCATGCGTTTCTTTATGCGTTCGTATTCTTCTGTAGTCATTACATCTTCGCAAAAGGATTTCCCGTTTTCATCCATTGCAGGAATGATCACCGTGCGATCATATGCGCCCTGCTCCATGTTGCGCCCGATCACATCATTCAGGGACCAACGTGTACCGATGTCTATCCTGGCGCATCCTGATTCAAATCGGGAGTCATGCGTTGATTCTTTCCATTGTATGATACGATCGTTTATAGTGTCGCTTAATGCATCTTCCAGACCTCTATAAAGGTCATCTGTTATGGCCACATTGGATGCACCGAAACCTATAATAGTACCGCCAACACCAGCACCAAAGTAACCTACTTGCTTAGATGTGTTTGTATTCCATCCCTGAAGATTTCTTTTGTCATCGGATAGGTGAACGTTTGGAAATACCTTCCGAAATTTGTCGCTCTTTAATATGGCTCTGACGTCATAGCTAAACTTTTGGTATAGGGTTGACGTAC